TGTAAAGCTTAAATTTATATCTCTTGTAAAACTATCATATTTATAAAATTGTTCTCCTCTGCCCATATATTTTTGTCCTGTCCAATTTGCATTATATGAATCTGAAAATGAATCTATAAAAGCTCTAAAATGAATGAATTGCTTGCTATTTGGGTTTTCTGTATCTATAGCCGCTATTCTAAATTTTACTAAATCATTTTTAGCTACATCTTCTCTTACATTTGAAGATTTATATATAGGTTGAGCATTAATTTGATCTACTACAACTACTCTATTTCCATCTACAATTTTACCTTTAGTATAATTTAAAATATTACCTTTTTGTCCTGGGGATTGTTGGTGGATTCTTGATGTTGATTTACCTTCTATTGTTTTAGGATCATTACTATCACCACTATAAGAAGGTGAAATACTCATTATAGTAGAAGATTTATTAGGGTCATTATCAGGTAAATTTAACACCTGTTGCAAAGGAATTCTAGTAAAATTTCTAAACTCAAATGATTTTAGACCAACATCAGTTAAATTAATTAAATCCTGTTGTGTTAAAGTAGTAAAGTTTTTACTAGTAAGAGCTCCTATTCCTAATATTTTAGAAGTATCACTAGAGTTTAGGGTTCCAATATTATAAACAGAATTAATAGGAGGAGTGTATGTTAAACCCCCACTAGTAGATAAATCCGGAAGAGAATTTACGGCACTATTTTCATTTATAGGTGAGACTAAATCAAACCATTTATTTGAAACCCCTAGGGGAGGAGATGTTAAAGAAAATCTATTATATTGTAAACCATTTTGATAGCTTAAATCATTTGCCCCCGTTGGAACATATGCACCTCTATTATTTGTAGCAAATTTAATATTTGTTTTTCCAATACCTAAGTTAGAATTAGGACCTCCTTTATAAGAATATAAATTAACAGAATCTTCTATTGTAAAATCATTTTCTGGGTTTGCAACTTGAGTATTGTAAAGATTTACTAATCTATTTCTTTCTAACTCAACAATAGAATCAGCTAAAACTCCTTCGCCTTTTACTACATCACTATAAGTTCGTATTCCTACTCCAGGTATAAGACCTTGTTTATCAAGATGACCTCCAAAAGCAACTACCCCTGCTTGGGCTAATGTAGACAAAGGATTATAAACACCTTCATTTAAAGTAGCATTTTTCCATTGATCTTTAGTAATTTGGTTACCGCTTGCTTGAGTAGCTACCCCTATTCTAGATAAAACTTGTTGTTTTGTAGCAAATAAAGCTCCTGCTGGGGATTTTAAATCTGAAAAATATTTACCTAATCTAACTAAATCTTTTGCTGTATCTCTAGAAGCATTTAATCCTCCTCTAAGTAAATAATCTGGTGAGGGTAAACCTAATTCTGCAGGTATAGGTTCTCCATTCTCAGGAATTGGTGTAGTTACATAAGGTTGGTTACTACTATTACCTACTCCTGGTCTATCTCCACCATATTTTAAAGACTTAAGGTTAGTTTGAAGAGTTACTAAAGGCATTTAGTAAATTAAATTCTTCCTACTCCTTCTGGTGGAGCACTATTTTTATAAGTTCCTTCTGAAAAAGTATTATTAATAGCTAGTGTAGATGCATTCCTATTAGGAGCTAAAGGTGTTATACCTTGTAAATCTAATTTAGATGGTTTTGGAAGTGCATTTATAACCCCATCATCATACTCGGAATAGGCTTGATTTACAGTAGATTGATAATTTCCATTTACAGAATAACCTGCATTTACATCATAAGCATGTAATTTTGATTGTTTTGTTGCTCCAGGATTAATTGGAGGTTGTCCCCCATTAGCTTTTGATAAAGGTGATCCCCCTTGGTTTATTAATCTATCTTTTAGTGAATTTGTATTGGCCATAATATTATGTTTTATTTGTTATAAATATTTAAGCTGAGTAGAGATAACCACGGTTTGATTCTCTTGATTCAGCTACTTGTTCAGTTAGTAATGCTTCTACTCTATTTTCATGTTCTCTTCTTGCTCTTTCTTCTCTTCTTCTGTCTGCACGTTCTATTTCTCTTTGTTCAGCCATAGCAGAACTATTATTTGCTGCTGTATTAGCTGGGAATATTCCTGCTCCTTCACCTGGTCTACCTTCATATATTCCTCCAGGAATGTTTGATATCATTGGTCCTCTTGATGGATCATAGTACATATCTGCTACAGGTGTAGTTGATTGCTTAATTATCATAGCACCTATACCTGCTATACTTAAAGCTGCTAAAGCACCAACACCCAATGTTAATGATGAACTAAAAAATAGTGCAGCTATTGCAGCTGCTGTTAAAAGACTAGTTATAGTGCCCGCTATAGGACCCATATTCTTCATTGTTCCTAATATCATAGTTAATGGGGATAAGATAAAATTAACAGCTGTAAGCATTCCATTTATAAGACCAAAAATAGAAGAAACAGCTGGTTCCATGGCTATAAAAATTTCTTTAAATTTTTCAACAGCTGCATTAAAATCTTCTTGCCTACTAGTTTGGTTCATTAAATTATCAATTCCATCCTCTTCTAATCTTCTTTGAGCACCCTCTACCCCATATCGAGCTATTAAACCTCTTAAAGTTTCTTGACCTAATTCTTGTTCTTTACCAGATAATCCTACTAAAGCTTCTCTTTCCATTAAAGTTTGAGCTAAAGAATTTCGGGTCATTCCAACTGATTGAGCTATAGCTTCTTGTTGAATCCTATTCATTTTAGAAAAATCTGCAGAATCTCCTATTTGATTAGAAATTTCTTCTGCTACTACAGAAAATTCATTATTTAAAGCTGCTAACCTAGCTCTTTCTAAATTAATATTTTTCCCTAATAGTAATTCGGCTTTTAATTCATTAGTAATAGAAGACTCAAAATTTAATAAAGCTTCAGAAGATGATTCTATTTGGTCCATTGTCATCCCTAAAGATTTAGCTGTTGCTAAAGCTTCTCCTAATGCCTTTGCACTTCCACTTAAAGATAATTGTGTAGCTGCACTTGTTTTACTTATATCTTTTAATAATTCTTTATCATTTAATAAAACTTTATTATTAAATCCTGTAATTTTAGCTTGAGCTAAAAATTCTGAAGTATTATCTTCTAGTAATTTTCCATTTAAAAGACTTAATTTATAAGTCCCCATTATTTGTTCATTAGTTAGCCCCGCTTGTTCTCTTAATTTTGTAAAAGCTGCAACATCTTGATCAGCAAACATTACACTGGTTCCTAATGATTGATTTATAGACATTAAAGATTCTTGTAAAGCTCTAGTGTTAAGGAAAGTATCAAGTGATGCAGCTGCAAAAGCTGTAAGTTCTCCTCTTACTTTAGAAGCTTCAGTAAAAGTTATATTCATATTTTTAGCTAAATCTCCAGTTGCTTTGTCCGCAGACATAAAAGCTTCTTTTAAGTTTTTTACCATAAAAATTATAAAAGATAAAGGATCCTTTAGATTTTTTATAAAAGATTTTCCCATAGATTTTATCCCTGCAGCTAAAACTGTAAATTTACCTCCTAATTTTCCGGCATTTATGGTTCCTTTATCTATACCTTCGGCTGTTTTTCTCATCTCCTCTTCAGCCTTTTCTACACCTAATTTATCTGCTAATCCCCCTAATCCAATCTTATTTAATGTGTCCCTAATACCTTTAATAGTCGCTCCTGCTAGGCCCATTAATTCTTCAATTCTTTCTTCCTTTTTTATTCTTTTATCTAATAAATCATTTGTGTCTTGTATAGCTTTAAATTCTGCCCTTAATCCCTTTAGTATTGCATCTCGTTTTTCTAATTCTTCAGGGGTATATTTGCTAAGATCTTTTTCCCCTTTTAATTTTTCAGCCTGTGCTATTAATTCGTCTTTTTGGATTTTTAAATTAGATGATAAACTTTCTAATTGTTTTTTATTTAATTTTATAATATCTGCCTCATCTATTTTTAATTTTTGAGCTATGCCCTGAATTTTAGATAAAGCTTTTGTTGCTAAATTTAAAGGTTGGTTAGATTTTTTAAGTTCTCCTATAATAGCATTTAATTCCGAGTATATTCCCGCAAATCCTCCTTCTAATCTTGCTGCTTTTTCACGAGCACTATCAATACTCTCATTTAAAATTTTAATAGCTCTATTTACATCCTGTATATTTTTAATATCAAAAAGAGCAGCAGGTTCCCCCGTTATTTCCTGATATTGTCTTCTAAGGTCTTCTAATTCTTCTTTTAATTTTTCAAAAGAGGCCATAAATTATTATTTATTATAAATATCAAAAAAATTGATTATTTATACGATGTTCGTGGTTTTGAACCTTTTGAAAATTGAGGCAAATTTGATGGATTTACTTTACCAGAAGAATCCATTACAGTAGTTTTTCCTTTACCTTGAGCTTTTTCGTATTGTTTTTTCTCTTCTTCGTAAAAATCAGAAATTTCTTTTAGTGTAAATTTTCTTAGCCATATAGGCATCCCATAAACAGTATGCCAATCATATCCACCTTTACCATGAAATATTATTTGGTGAATTTGTTTAAATAAATTTAATCTAACTTCAGGGGCTATTTCAAGCGTCAGGCCAAAAAAAGTTAATCCCTATTGGGATTGTGACCTCCTCTTCACTATCTAACTCTACTGTTAGATCTATATCTGGTTGAGTATCTCTAATATGTTCTCTTAAAGCTCTTGAATCTATAGCTAATAAATAATTATCTACAAATTCTCTAACTGTTTTTCTTTCTGTGTCTCCATTTACAGATAAAATCATGTGTTTTAGTCTAGTAGATAATTCAGGTGAAGCATTTTTGTTTATCTTTTTAACACCTTTAATTTCCTGTTCTATTTTGTGTTCATCATGACCATCTAAAATTTTATACATAACCTCGGTTCCTGTATGAGGTAATTTAAAAGAAAATTCATTTTTACCTTTGATAATACTAGACTCATTAAATTTTTTATTTTCTAAACTAGATAAATCTACGGTTTGTTCTTCTCCTTTATATTCAAAACTATAGTTTTTTCCGTATCCTAATACACGAGCTGCTACCATAACAGCATTTTTATCCCCAACAATTAAATCTTTATAATTAATATCTTTATTTACTATTAAAGATTCTATTAATTTATCTAAAACATTGCCTTTTTGAATGTATGCTTGATTAGTTAAAATATCTTCTTCCTTAGCGGTCATATATTTTATTTCTATTTTACCACTAGATAAAGGACTATCTTCTGAGTATAATAAACCTTTTGAGGGTAATTCTACTTCTTCAGTAGGGAATTTAAATTCTGCCATAATCTTAATTTATAAAACTTTATTATAAATACCAATATAAAAAAAGAGCTTGACATAGCCAAACTCTCTCTTAAAAAATATGTATTTCTTTTTAGAAATTTAATACACAGTAGTCAACCCCTAGTGTTACTTCTATTTGTTTTGCTTCATTTTCAGTATCCCAGTTATAATCTCCAAATGTAGCTTCTTTAACAAAAGCACCTTTTATAATCCATTCTGAAACTATATCACCTACTGGTCCTAAAACATCTAAAGTTAAATCTTTTTTATAGAAATCTGAATAACCATCTCTACCAGTAACTGATTCATGATGTAATCTTACCCATTCCATTACTGCTTGAGCACCTGAAGGTGTAATTGGATCAAATAATGTCATGGTAATATCATTCCATACGGATTTACCTTTTACTTTTCTTAATACATTCATGTGATTTAATACTACTTCACCTTGTGTTAAGGAAACAGCACTTACTCCTTTAACTATAAAGCTTGGAACGCCGTCCATATAAAGGATAAACCTGTTAGCCTGCTTTGGTTCAAAAGCGGTAAAAAATATTTCGTTTGGATCTAATACTGGCATGTTATTCTAATTTATTTCTTGTTATAAATATCTAATTTTTTAATTTTTAATACCCTGCTCCACCACTTGCAGCATCAAATGTAGCTCCTGTTGGTTGAATATTAAAGTCTAGGTATATAAATTCAGCTGTTCTAGTTGGTTGAATATAGATTTGACCTATTAACTGATTTCTATCTATAACATCTGGTGTGTTATTGCTATCATCCATTACTACTTTAAAGGCATATAATCCTTGTCTTTGTTGTACACTTTCCATGTAAGGATTAACCTGGCTTAAGAAAGTATTTCTAGTAGCAACTGTGTTTTGTTCAAATACTAAATTATCTGCTATTTGGGAAATAAATGATTTAAGAGCTATTAATAATCTTCTAACGTTTACTCTATCTAAAGCACTTGCTTTTTTCTGTAGTGTTTTTTGTCCAAATACTACTACTCCTGTATTTGGGAATGTAGCTATTGGGTTAACATTATTAGAATATAAAGTATCTCTATTACCATTTGTTAAAGCTCTTTCTGTTCTTAGCACTTGTGATAATCCTCCTCTATTTAGTCCAGCTGGGGCAAACCAAGCTTCTCCTGCTCTATCATTAAATGCATACACTCCCGGTATCATTGTTGAAGCTGGTACCCAAACTTGTTGTCCTGTATCTGGGTCTAATGTTTGTAACCAAGGCCAATATGCTGCAGCATATGAAGAATCTACTCCTGAAGCTCCTGCTGTTACTTGAGCTAAATTTGAATTATATTCTCTTAAATCTATTACAGCTAAATTATCACCTCTAGTTTGGGCATTATTTACTAATGTTGTTAAAGGTGAAGAATGGTTTTGTCTTGTTAAACCTGGAGCTGTAATAATATTGTAATTAAATAAATCTTTATTAGATAATAAATTTATAGAATCCGAATAATTACCTGCTATTAATCCCTGAGTATCAGTTCCATCTATATTTTCATAAAATTGTCCTGCTCTTGCCACAAATGGAGTACCCGTAGCACTACCAAATGATCCAGATCCTGCTACTGGAATTGAATTAATAAATTCAGATTTTGCTGTTCCATTATTATCAAAATAATTTAAAGTTTTAGAATTTACTGATTTTACTCTTACAAATTGGCTTAATGTATTATAAGTTCCTTCATTTTTAATATAATAATCCGAACCATCATTAGCTACTACTTGTTTAGAATTACCTATTACTTTTTCAATATAATTTGAAGCATTTGGATCTAATGATAAATCTGTCCAAGTTTCTAATACTGTTTTTGAAGTTTGTGTATCATCACCTCTTCTAATTAATAAACTAAATGTACCTGTTGCAGTGTTAGGTTGTACTATTTCCCATCTTAAATTATCCTTAGAACCGCTAGGTAAAATTCCATTAGTTCCTAGTGTTGAAGTACTATTAGCTATTACTCCTTCTGTTAATGTTTCTAAGGTAAAAGCATTTGATACTCCTGTTCCGTTAACTCCTCCTCCTAATGTAATTTGAGTAGAAAAACTAGAAGCAGATCCTGTAGATAACGTAGATCCATTAAAAGCAGTTCCTACTGCAGATCCTGATAATCCTAATACAGCTCCTGCACTTGAGGCTGAGAATAAAGAAGAAATATTTGAATTAATTTCATCTCTTAAATTAGCTGCAGTACCCGTGGCATTAGAACCCGTAGAAAAGAAATATAAATTTCCATCTGCATCATCTTGTGGAAGTGGATTTCCTGAAGCAATAAACCTATGTGTAACACCACTATGTATAATTCTAGCTTCTTCTCCATCAGCAAAAGCAGCTACTAAAGTTACGCTACCAGTAGCTCTAGCCCCTCCGGTAACACTTACATTGTTGGTAATTATTGAACTAGTTGCAGAAGTATAAGAACCTGATACTACCCTAGTTACTAGTAATGAATCTCCACCTTGTTGGAAATAATTGTATGCTGAAATAGAATCTC